TCTTTGAATTTGTAATCCGTTGATTTAGCAATTTCAACTGGCGAGAAAACTGGGACTTCGTAATTTGTTAATGCCCCATAAGCCATACAGTAAGTACCAGCCTCAGTATTTGGATCAACGACAGACCCACAGTTACTATTAATGACATAAGGAATGCCATCAATCGTTGATGCACTATAATCGACAATATGAACTTTACGCCCTTCCGTTGTCCGAAGGTTAGCAAATGCCCGTAAGTCGTTCTTACTTAAAATTAACGCTGCTCCACCCTCAACTTCTTCATCGCCACCATAGGCATAAATGATTTCATCAAGTGTCGTGTCATCGATTGTGCTAATTTCGATATCGGTGTTATCGGCAAGTGCTTCAACATTATTAGCAAAGATACCTTTGAAGGTATTCGTGGAGCCTGCACCCCGTAAAATTTGTTGTGAAATCTTTTTGCGGAGCGCAATATTGATTCCTCTTAACACTTCTTGTGAGTAAGGTAAGGCTGGAAGTTTTTCTAATTCTTCCGTAATTTCAGCATAAGCTGTCACTTTTACTTTCGTAATCGTCGCATAACCGAATGTCGGTTCAGCGGTAGTGTAAGGATCACCTTCAGCAGTAAGTCCTGCCATATCTGTTGATTTTACGAAGGACTTTTTATAAGTCTCACCACCCTCTAAGTTAACGATTCTTACTTTATCAACGAGTGTGGATACATCGCGGAAAGGGTATGCACCGATTTCAGCATTAGTGTGCGAAGGAAGTAAGACATTACTTGAAGTGACAGTCACTGTGCGTCCTTCTTTTAAGTCCTTGCCACGTTTCTCCATATTTTCGATTGCTTCAGCATCACTACGAATTTGAAACATCGCAGCACTATCGAATTTACGCTTCATTGATAATTTCTTATCGATTAAGTTTCGTTCTTCTTGGAGCGCATCAGTTTCTTTTTCGAATTTTTCTAATACGGAGAGGTTGTCTTCTTTTTCTGCTAACGCCCGAATTTCATTTAAGCGTTCAGCAATTTCTTTTTTACGAATTTCTAAATTCATCTGAATTCCTCCTAAATATTCGTTTTTAATTTAAGTCGTTTACGAATAACCATTCTGGCTGCTTCGTCTTTTTCATTTTCCAATGCCTTAATCTCCGCGTCCGCGAGTTCAAGGGAGCGAGCAATCGCATCAATAGATGTGCCTTCATAGGCAGGTAAATCCACAACCGATACATCATACAAGCGATCAATTTGTGTGATGGTTCGTTTGGGAATGTCACCAGTTCTATCCCAGCTTTGACCTTTAACAGTAAAAGCAAACGACATCTTGTCTAATAACCCAGCTTCAATCGATTTATAGACATCTCGATTGGACTGTGTATCAATAAGTTCAGCTCTAACCTTTAAGCCAAATTCATCAACTTCGAGGGTTAGAGAACCATTCCGCGTCCTAGCTAAAATAAGCCGGTTATCGGTATGGTTGTATTTAAGTGGTACGTCCTTAAGATTAGCTTCATCAAGCGCGCGGGAGTCGATGACCTCTTTAAAGCCATATTCGCTATCACCGATCATCGTTTCTTGATTAAAGACAATCGCGTAACCTTCAATAATCATTTTGTCGGTTTCGGTTTCATTGAAATTTCCAATGGTTGAGAACCGCGTTTCTTTATTTAGTATCATCTGTGTTTTCCTCCGGTGGTTGTTCACCAACTTGATATTTATTTGCATTATTCGCATCAACATAATTGAGCGACTGTAGTCTTTTATCGCCACCTTCAATAGGCTCAAGACCAAGCAAACTTCTCGACTCGTTTAGTGAGAGAATACCCAGCCCCATTAGTTTTTCAATGGCACTAACTTTAGTGTTCCACGAGGCGTACTGCAGGCGCTCAGAATAAAAAATGATTTGTTCACCACGCTCCAGTGCATTTCGTGTTAATAGCGCCTTTGAAAATGTCTCCGAAAGAGCAATTGCTATTCCTTCAATCGCTCCTTCATAAAAAGCGTTATATTCATCCTCGCTGTACTCGTTCTTATAAATCGGCTCACTTACACCAAAATAGTTAATAATTTTTTGATGCAGGAAAGACAAAGTCTCACTATCAGCAAGTTTAGGATCCACACTAAGCGGGACATAATCACTTTTTAAATCTACCGGGACAATCGAGGAGTTGCCACTCTGCGTCGATTCTTTTAGGGCTTTATCAAATTCATCCTTTTGTGCTTTCTTATCTTTTTCGGAGAGCAGACCGTTGATTTTTAATAATCCTTTTATTTGAAAGCTACTGCGGATTGCGTTATCAATTCCCTGCAGGACCGAGTCATTGATTTTAATGGTTTTTAAGATGGCAGCATGATCTGAAATCGCGCCGCTTCCTCCAAAAATATCATTGACACCATAAAACCGGCGCAAGTGAATAATCGATTCATACGGTAGGGTATACTCTTTACCATCTGTAAAAGAAAAGCGAAGGTATATTCCTCCGCTTGCATCTTTGACTGCTTCCACTGCATTTGGTTTAATCGGCCATAGCTCTAAGAGTTCATTAGTGCTCTGGTCGTAAACCGGATAAACGAAAGCATTGTTATTTAGGTAGAGTAGCGTTACTACTCGATATATGAAATCATGCGGCGTCATTAATGGATTAGGTTCAAACTTGAGTAAATACGCAAGCGTCCCCTTTTTCTCAACAACAGATGAGTTATCAAGATTTTTTACATAGCGCGGTTTTAGTTTGGCCGCATGAGTGGCAATTCTATCAATACATATTTTGACAACGTCACTCGCATTAATATTATTGCCAAAATCAGTAAAGATATTCAGAGTTGAGCGAAAGACTTTAGCGTCATAACTAACAGGCTCAACGGTTTTCTTTTTTCGTCTAAATAATCCCATAAAGCCTCCTTTTTAGCTATTAAAAAACTTACCATTTAAGGTAAGCTTTTATAAATTTTCTCCTTTAAACAAGCAAATAAGTATTATTCTTTAGGCAGCGTATTTAAAGCGAAAAATATATTAAATAAAACATCATCATTATTTTTTATTTCATCAAATGATTGAGGATGACCAATTTCGTAAACTATATCATCATTTCTTTTTATTTTTAATACGGTTATTCTGCCATCGTCACCGCTCCACTCTCCGTCATTCCTTAAATATCCGTGATCCCACTCTTTATGTTCAAGAATAATTGTAATATTATTTGTTATTTTCTTTTCTCTAATAATGTGGTAAAGGCTATTAGATTCGGTTACTAAATTTTGAATAGGTTTATATTCTATATAGCCCGCAGGTGGTTTTGCTTTATTATATTCCTCAAAATGAGTTATTGTTTCTTCTGTTCTTTCAATAAGTTCTATTATGTTAGAATAATCGAATTTATGTTTGCTTATTAAAGAACATTTACCCATCTTGCGTATGACCGGTAAAGGTAATATAACTTCTATTTTCTCTACATCTCCTAAATATTCCAATAATGGTGGGAATTTAATTTTAATAGCCGGATCATAAATTATAGCAAGGTAGGAACGCCGGAAATCAAAATGAACACACATACTATTTTCTGTGAATTTAATAGTTTCGATTCTAGCATGCTGAAATGCACTTGGATAAACGGAAGTTACATAATCCGGTATTTCGACTTTTTCCTTATCGCCTAGATAAAGTCTAAAAATATATTCATTACCTCTCACAACGATTAACGTTTCTATTTTCTTATCTATAAAACCGTACGAAACATCCATAGTTGATCCAATTAATTTATGTAGTTGATCTATACTTTTATCTTCCCAAATCTTATTAAACAAAACAATATATTTATCATTATGGCTATCGCTATATCCGTTTCTAACAAGTAATATTTCACTCTCTTGAATTCCGGTTGTTTTAAAGTGTGTAATTGTATCCGGGACCATATATACGCGTTTCATATTTTTTATACCAAAGTCCAAATCATAAATCGTTACCTTTTTATCATCCACAAAGCCTGGCAACTGTCTATTAGTTTTGTCGGTAATATTAAACTTAGTTAAAACTATCTCATTATTATTACTTAAAAAGTAATGGTAATCATCATTATCACGAAAAATTTCTTTAACATTAAAATATGTTTTATTACCTAGTAGTTTGTAACTTTGTGTGTTTTCATCTGCTCCAAGATAAATATAACCATCAAACATTTCTTGAACACCAATAGTTTTAACGGTCCCAGGTATAAACACATAGTTATGATATCCAAACTCAGGTGGTAAAGCGTTGTCATGAATATGTCTTATTTTTTTAGATATGGTTAATTTTTTTAATGTAGGATGTGGCCCAGGATATCTGCCTCTACAATCAAAAGGATCAAAAGGATATTTTTTCCTTTTCGGTAAATAATTCCATTTGTAAAGTGAATGACTACCAATCGTTATTACATCCATTCCTCTAACTGTTTCAGGAATTTCTAATTGTTCTAAATTTTCTTCTAAGCCAACTAAAGTAAGTGTCTTATTATCTCGGTTTACTTTATATTTAATCCCATTTTCTACAAAGATATTTGGTTCATCCATATTTATTCTCCAAAAAATGACAACTATTAATTATACTATACCATTTTCACAAGGATTAATACTCAGCTGATCATGTTTTCATAATCAATTTTGTATCTGTTTAAAACGGCATAAGCAATAATTAACGCCACCGTTCCATCAATACGTCTCAGTTTTGAATTAAGCTTTGAAGGTTGGATGTTTCCATTAATATCCACCTTCGCTTGCGTGTTACTTAAACACCATTTTAGAATTGGATTGTTGTTATAAATAACCTGTTTATTTTTTAAGTCCGCTTCAAGCTGTTTCATTGGTTCAGATAAAGTGAATATTCCTTGTCTTATCTTTTCCATTGTGAAACCGGCATCTTCCATTTCTTTCACCCAATATTGTGAGTTCCACGGATCAAAACCAATCCAAAGTGGTCTAATTTGATAAGTTTGAATCATATTAATAAACCACCTCGTTACAAAAGAAAAATCGTTTTGACTACCTTCCGTTAAAGTAATAAGTCCTTGCTTATGCCAAA